GAGATTTATCAGAAATCAATCCGCGTTGAACAGACTACCGACGAGTACAAAATTCTGGACCGCGTATTTTCGATGTGGCTTGCCGAATACGCGCTTTTGCCGGACGCGCCAGCAATCGACGCCATGATTATCCCTCCGCATAAATGGTACTGGGACGGGGTGCGGAAACTTGATCCGATCAAGGCAGCGACGGCACAACAGATGCGACTTGCGAACAATACAAGCACGTTTGCAGATGAATGCGCTGCGGACGGCAAGGATTGGGAAGAGGTTTTCGCGCAACGTGCGCGGGAGAATGAGCGCATGAAAGAACTGGGTTTGACGGCTCCGGATATCACGCCAGAGCCCGTTAATGAAGCGCCTGCAGGACAGGAGGAAAACGCGAATGAAGAATAAATTTAACATCACGGCGTCGGCTGATTTCGAGGCCGCAAAAACTGACGGCGATGGACGGCGTAGGTTTTCGATGAACGCTTATACTGGCGGTGCGATTGAGTTGGGCGGCTGGCAAAACCCCGTTGTGATCGATCTAAACGGGATGAGTTTTTCCCGCAAGCCGCGCCCGATTTTGAAAGATCATGATGTGCATCAAATCGTCGGACATTCGGAGAAATTCGAGGTTGTAGAAGGCGTCCTGAAAGTCACTGGCATTATCTCCGGCGTTGGCGCGGCTGCGCAGGAAGTCACCGGAAGCGCCGATAACGGATTCCCATGGCAGGCGTCAATTGGCGCAGTGGCAAAGCGTACTGTTCCGGTGCCTGAAGGCAAAAGCGTGATCGTCAATGGCAAACAGTTTGACGGCCCGATGTACGTTGTCAGGGCGTCGAATATCTATGAGGTGTCTTTTGTGCCTCTCGGGGCAGATGACAATACAAGCGCGTTGGTTGCGTCCCGTGAGGGCGCGGAAGAAATGGAGGTATTGACCATGGAGTTTGAAGCGTGGGCGAAGTCGAAGGATATGGACATTACCAAGATGAGCGACGGCGATTTGAAGGCGGCCAAGGAACTGCATGCCGAAGAACTGGCGAAGATCGAAGCCGAGAAAAAGCCGGTAGAAGTGGTGGCAGAAAAGCCGGTGGAAATCGTCCCGGACGTCAAGGCGATTGAGGCCGCGACGGAATCCGAACGCAAGCGCGTTATGGAAATCAAGGGTGTGTGCAAGGGCGAATATCCTGAGATCGAAGCTGCGGCTATCGAGTCCGGCGAAGCAATCGAAAGCGTCAAGACAAAGGTGCTGGAACAGATGCGAGCCGGGCGGCCTGCATCAACTCCCGCAGTGCATATTAAGGAGGATAAGGGCATGGAACACAAGGTCATGGAGGCCGCCGTTTGCATGACGGCTAAGCTCCCCAATGTGGAAAAGGTGTACGATGAAAAGACGCTGCAGGCTGCGCACGAGGCCGGTCCGATTGGCGTGCAGGAAATCCTGTTGAATGCTGCCGAAAAGAATGGCCTCACTGGCATTCGGAGCGTGAACAAGGCCAACATCGAACGCATCATGAAGGCGGCTTTCGGCACGAAGGACTGGACCGGTATCCTGTCCAACGTTGCGAACAAGTTCCTTCTGGCGGGCTATACGTATGGCGATGAAAGCTGGCGTCGCATTGCGAGCATCCGCGCGGTCCGTGATTTTAAGACGGTCACAAGCTACCGCATGAATGCGAATATGGTTTTTGAGGAAGTCGGTGCCGGTGGCGAACTGAAGCACGGCACATCCGGAGAAGTCAGCTATACGAACAAGGCTGACACATACGGCAAGATGTTTGCCGTGACCCGTACCGATATCATCAATGACGACCTCGGAGCAATGTCTCAGGTGCCTACCGAAATTGGGCGCGGTGCAAAGCTGGCGTTCAATAAGGTTTTCTGGACCGAATTCATGGATAACGCCACGTTTTTCGTTGCGGGCAATAACAACTTTGACGAGGGCACAGATACCCCGCTTTCGCTTGCCGCGCTGGAACTTGCGAACCAGCTTTTCCTGAATCAGACCGACCCGCAGGGCAATCCGCTGGGCGTCGCCCCGCGCATTCTCTTGGTGCCGAACGCTCTGGAGAATACGGCCAAGACGCTCATGGCGTCCGCTGAAATCCGCGACACTACCGCCTCCGCGAAATACCCTGTTGCGAACCCGTTCGCCGGTGCGTTTGATGTGGTCCGTTCCAGCTATCTTTCGAGTGCGGCTATCAGTGGTTATAGCAGCAAGGCTTGGTATCTCCTTGCCGACCCCATGGACGTCCCGACTATCGAAGCGTGTTTCTTGGATGGTGTCGAAACCCCGACCATCGACCAGGCGGATGCTGATTTCAATACGCTTGGCATCCAGATGCGCGGATACTTTGACTTCGGCGTGAACAAACAGGATTTCCGTGGCGGCGTTAAGATGCTCGGCGAAGCGGCTGGCAGCTGATAAAAACCCCCTGTGGGTAGGTAGCCGTTAGGCTCCCGTGGGATGCGCACACGAAAGCACGCATACACTTTTAAAACAACCTTTTTCGGAGGATAAAAAATGGCTACCGCGTATTTTGTGCAGGAAGGAAACGCCTACGATTACACGCCCGGAAGTGCTGTGGCAGAAGGTGATATTGTGATTCTTGGCGAGCGTATCATTGGCATTGCCCAGAGCGATATTGCCGCGAATACCAAGGGCGCGCTTGCAGTAAAGGGAGTTTTCAAATTCACTACCGCTGACACTTTCGTGCAGGGTGAAGCGGCATTTATGACGGCGGCCGGTGTGATTACCGACGATGCGACCGACTACTACGCCGGGACCGTGGCGAAGGCTGTCACCAGCGGCACCGAAGTGGAGGTCGATATCAACGTGCAGGCCGAAGCGTACGGCTCCTGAAATTGATTGATCCCCGGCGGTCGATTCGGGCCGCCGGGGTTTTTCTCTTTGCATCCGTGGAGACGAATAATGCAAGCCTGCCCCCCTGAATGCCAAGAGGATAGAGAAAGGCATTCAAACGATATTGATAAACTTTACGAAATGGCAATTCCATCATGGGTAAGGGTGTTTATTTTTTCCGCAATCGGCCTTTTGTTTACGCTATATTTCGTAAGCGTTGTGAAGGCTTTCGACGTATTCCAAACGAAGGAAAGCGCCATTCGGGACAGGGCGCAAGTGGAATCAACTTTGGCTGAAATCCGCGCCGATGTGAAAACGCTTTTGATGCGTCCGCATTCAAACTGAAAAGGAAAAACACATGGATACGATTATTTCCATTCTCAATACCGACGCGGCAATTACCACCATCTTGGGCATTTTCGCGTGGCTTGTTGCGCGTGTATTCGCCGCGAAACCGGAGTGGAAATCTATCACTGAAAAGTATGGGCCTTATCTGATTTCTTCCGTCAAGGCTGCGGAAAAGGCCATTCCGAACGACGTTGAAAACAAGAGCCTTGCCCGTCTGGATTTTGCCGCACAAACATTTTTGACTGCCTTTCCTGATTCCGGAATCAGTACTGAATCGGTGAAGGCGGCCATTACGGCGGTGCACGCAAAGATGGAATCCGAAGGGAACATCTGATGAACTGGTGGCAATTCGCACTTACCTTTGTGAAACAATATTTTGATTCGCTGTTCGAGCATCCCGAACAGAAAAAGGACGAATTCCATGAAGTCAAAAAGCGCCCTGATGATTGCGATCCTGACCCTTTCAAGCCTAGTGATTTTTAGCGGGTGCTTCCTGCAACCGAAGGCGACGACGGTACAACGCTGGAACATGATCGAAGTCGAAAATGCCCCGGCCCTTCGCATCGGTAAGCCTGTCAAGGCATCGTTTTTTGATTGGGCATTGAATCGAGAAGTGACCGTCGAATTGCTCGAAAAGAGCGAGTCCGGAGAATGGGTAAGCATCGGAAAAGGCACGCTCCCGGCTGGCGCGTATATCAAAGGGCAGCGGCCGAAGAATCTGGAAGCTGCAAAGTGATCTGCCCTATCTGCCAGCGCCACACAACGCACCTTGTCCCGTATGACGGGGAATGTATGTGCGCATACTGCCGGGAAGAGCGCGAAAAAGAGCGGCGCGAAACGAAATATAGCCGCCAATGGGAGCGCGACAGGGAACGCATCCGTAGAGAAAAGGAAAACGGCTAATGGCTGGAATTTTGCCCCCTGTTACGGGTGCCGACATTGGCGCTACGGGCGACGAATGGGAAGACGTTTATCTTGCGGGGCAAATGATTGACGCGGACGAAAACGCCGTGAGTGTTGCGGATATTGCTGGACATATTGCGGAGACAACAGAGGCACATGGTGGCATTGTGGCGAGTACCGATGCGCGTCTCACAAATGCGCGCACTCCAATCGCGCATGCATCGACGCACCAGAGCGGTGGTACGGATGCAATAAAGCTCGATGACCTTGCTGCACCAGACGACAATACGGACCTGAACGCATCAATATCAAAGCATGGCCTGCTACCAAAGCTCGGAGGTGGGACAACAAACTATTTGCGGGCTGACGGATCGTGGGCAACGCCCCCATCAGGTAGCGCGACAAGCGCCACAACTACTATAGCCGTTGGAGACTGGTCCGGGAATGTTTGCACAAAGAGTCTATCTGGCGTGACCGCCAGCAATCATATCGTGGTTGGCCCGGCACCATCCAGCGCAGATGCATACGGCGCGGCGCGGATCATTGCGGCGACACAGGGCGCCGGGACCATAACGTTTGGTTGCACCACAACGCCGACAGGCAGCATCGCAGTCAACGTATTGATTTTCGGGTGAGGCGCATATGATAATTAACACACCGATATTTTCGTCCGGATCAATCGTCGTGGGTGACGGTGACTACCGCGTCCGATTTTTCGACTACGATGGCACGCTGTTGCGTGAACAATGGGTAAACACCGGAGAGTCGGCCACGCCGCCCACGCCGCCCGCGCATGCAGGGCTCACGTTTGGCGAGTGGAACCACGCATGCAGCAACATCACCCGCTACACCGATGTTGGCGCAACCTACGCAACCACTGATGGCAAGACGCATGCCGTTGTGCGGCTGACCACAACAACCGGAAAAGCAATATCGCTGAATCTGTCAAAAAGCGACAGCTCTACGTTATCGATTGACTGGGGCGATGGTGTAGTCAACACAATTGCCAATACCGGCAGCTTCAACACGGGCGCTCGGACTTACGCCAACACTGGAGTATATACGATCAAAATTTGGATAAGTTCCGGAAGCGGCACCTATACCTGTGGCTATGATGCGATCCCGCTATGCAGCCATTCGACGCAAATGTACAACGCTCTACGGAAGCTGTTTGTGGGCAACAATGTCACGTCTGTTAATGTGACTAATACTTACCAGATAAACGAAATCGTGATACCTGTTGGCGCGACGCTGACAAGCGCCTACTCGTCGGCGTTGAAAGCTTGCATACTGCCTCGTGGTACAACTGCAGTTCCTGGACAGTGCTTTCAAAGCAATCCTTGCCTAACGGCTCTAGCGTTGCCGGATACCATAGCAACCATCGGCTCTTTGGCGTATGGGTACACAAAACTGATGAATTCTCTGGTGCTGCCGAGCAGCCTTACGACGCTGGATGCCAATGCATTTAACGGTGCAGCAATCACAATGTACGACATTCACATGCCTGCGTCAGTTACCAGTATCGGAGCAACAGCATTCTCGGGCTGTGGAAAATTGGATCGCTTTATTCTGCTCGCCGAGACGCCGCCACTACTGGCAAACATAAACGCATTCAATGGGATATTGTATGGCGCCAGATTCTACGTGCTGGACGCAAGCGTTGACGCCTACAAGGCCGCAACCAATTGGATAACGTATGCAAATTATATTTTCCCGATATCGGAGATGTAGCTATGGAGGCGCGGATTATTGAGGCAGCCGAAGGAATGGAATTTCATCGCATTCATGATGGCATGAATATGGGCGCTGTAATTTTTCTTGGCATTGACTATTCTACGGGAATACCACGTGAAGATATGCCGGAATATTACGTCCAAGTACTTTCAGTAGAGGGCGGATAAATGAGCGCAACCTACGATTTCTTTTACTGGGAAGATTTAGGCTCTGGCGTCTTTCGTTTGAGAGATGAGCCGGAAGCGACGAATCCGCCCGATGAAGAATATGTCAAGAAGGACGTTCCATATGGGCCGGGCTTAATCTTTACTGGCACATACGAATGTCCGTCCGGGTTATGCGATTACCCAATACAGGGAGACGTTAGGGCCGATGTTGATTATGCGTTTGGAGAGTACACGGGAACTTTGATTGTTGGCGGCGGCGGAATACCGATTGCTGGCGACCTGCAACAAAAAATGATCGGCTACATTCACACAGCTTTTGCGGTGCCTGTTGTGATTAAGCGGGGCGCAGTGAAGACTACTACAAACGCAATTCCTGCGGACCACCTAATTGATTACATGGGCGGCGAAGCGGTTGAAATGCAAAGCATTGACCGCGTTTTCCGCATCCGTTGCGATGCGTACCGATTCGGCGGGATTCTTTCAACGCCGCAAGGATCGGATGTCGTGACATGGGACGGCCATGATTGGGAAGTCATTCGGAGACTCAATTACGCTGTGCCGGGATACCGCAATGAGTACGCATTGCCGACGAAAAGGAAGACATGATGAGCCGGATTGCGGATGTTGCGGAAATGGTTGCCGACTATCTGAACGCGGCCGGAAGCGGAATATATAGTATGGATTTCGAGGCCGTACGCCGGTATGCGCCATTCGAGCGGATGGAGGATACAACGCTGCGGGTATTGGTTGTGCCTGCTACCGTGACTTCTCCGAATATTACGCGGGAAAAGTCGGAATACTCAATCGGCGTCTATGTCATTGTGATGAAGCGGCTAGAGGATACGATTGACTATGACCTGCCAGCATACGTTGACCCGTTGATTGAGTTGACGGAAGAAATTGAGGGGCAATTGACTCGGGTGAAATTGGATGACGGCACTACAACGGCACAGTGCGTCAACGTGTCGCGGGATCAAGTTTACAACATCGAGCATATGACTGCATTGCGGCAATTCACAAGCGCCATGACATTCACGTTTAAGGTGATGGCATGATTCAGATGATGGGCACAAAAATCCAGTGGACGCCTGAAAAGGTTTTGCAGCGTGCCGAAAAAGGCAAGCGCAAGGCGCTACTTAGGGCCGGCGCACTTCTTTGCGGAGCGGCGCAAAGGCTTATTGGTAAAAGGAAAAAACTATCCACGCACTCAAAGCCCGGAAAGCCCCCATATACGCACGATGGACCGCGCCATGCGTATCTGTTGCGTGAGTCCATTGTGTTCGGTCTGTCGCAGAATGGTAATAGCGTCCTGATTGGGCCTTCCGGGCGAAAGGTCGATTTTATTGGGCAATTGCATGAATTCGGTTTGAAGCGGTCAACGCTGATTCGCCGTCCGGAGTTTTTGCGCAAGTTGAAAATTGGAGGCGGCGGCCCGGTATCGTCACGGAAATATCGCGGACAGCAAATTACGGGAGTTGAATATTACGATCCGCTTGATGGAAGTCCGGTGATGTGGGCGAAATTGAAAACGCAAAAGATGCTGGCTCATAGCAAGCGCCTGCAAAAACGACTGGCGGACGCATATGCGAAAAAGCAATCAATCGATTACCCGGAGCGGAAATTTATGCTCCCGGCTTTGAAGCAAGTGGAGAGAAAAATACCCGCACTGTGGCGGAAAACGGTATCATACTAAGGAGGATTGAAAATGGCAATCAAGATCGGTTTGGAGTGCAAGGCGTACTACGGTACGGCCGGAAGCGCCGCCACAACGGAACTTACGAATGTGACGGATGTGACGGTCAATATGGAAAAGGCGACGGCTGATGTTACTATTCGCGGCAATGGCTGGCGTCTCACCAAGGCGACGCTGAAAGACGCTACTGTTGAATTTGAGATGATCTGGGATGATGACGACGCGGCATTCAACGCTATGTTTGACGCATGGATGGACAACACGGCCATTGCGCTGCAGTTCCTTGACGGCGCGGGCGGCTCCGGTCTTGGCGGAGATTTTGACGTTATCAACATGAGTCAGAATCAGGCTCTGGAGGAAGCGGTCAAGGCAACCGTGAGCGTCAAGCCGACGTACTCCACCACGAATATGGTTGATTGGATCGTTGGTAGCTGATGATTTCCCCCGCGCCTCATTCCGGGGCGCGGGGAACTTTCACCCAGAGGATGCTATGAAAACGTTCACCGATAACGCAAACCGGACGTGGACCATTTTGATCAACGTGGCGACAATCAAGGCCGTCAAGGGCGTTCTTGGAATCGACCTGCTTTCGGTCATTGATGGACAGTTGCTTGACAAGCTCGGCAATGATCCCATAATGCTTGGCGATATGCTCTATGTTTTGTGCAAGCATCAGGCCGACGCGCAGGGCGTATCCGATGAGCAATTCGGCGCTGCGCTTGCGGGAGACGCTATCGAGGCGGCAACCAATGCATTCCTGCAGGAGCTTGTAGATTTTTTCCCCGTAGCGAAGCGTGCGGCCCTTGCAAAAATGCTCGAAAAACTTCGCACGATGGAGGCAAGGGCGCTGCAACTGATGATGGATCGGATGGAAAGTCCGGAACTAGAAAACAAAATCAATGCGATTCTGCATGGGAAATCATCTACGAATGTGCCGGAGTCTGTGGAGTAAATCCGGACCCGTATACGATGCGCGAATTGCTATTGATGCACGAAGGAAGATTGAAAAATGAATGGCAACAAACCGCTTCGATAATGGCGATTTTATGCAATATCAATCGCGGAAAGGATCAGAAGGCGTTTTCTCCTGATGACTTTATGCCAAAGTTTAGAGCAACGAAAACGGACGAGGTGATCCGAGATACAAAGCTAGGATTCCGTATGCTTAAGTCAATTGCCGATAACGGCAAAAACATCACGAAGAAGGGGCGCAAATAATGAGCGCATCATCCGGAGATATTCAGGCTGGCCGGGCGTTCGTGCGTATTTCTATCTCGGATGATATGACTGCCGGACTCGCCAGCGCGTCAAAAAAGCTACGTTCATTTGGGCAAGGAATGCGCGATGTTGCGCAAGGGTTACTGACGTCCGGAACGGCCATGGCAACGCCATTTGTGTTCGCTGGCAGAACATTTGCATCGTTTGAGGATCAGATGGCAACGCTTCGCGCCGTTGCTGATAATACCGGCGAAGGATTCGTCAAGCTGACGGAACAAGCTAAAATGCTTGGCCGGACAACCTCTTTTTCGGCGACACAGGTGGCGCAGGCCATGACGGAACTGGCCCGCGCTGGTTTCACAACCGAGCAAATTAGCAAATCTATCGCGGCAACGCTTGACGTCGCCCGTGTTGGTGCCATTGAGCTTGGGCATGCCGCAACGGTCGTATCTGATCTGATTCGCGCATTTGGATTAACTGCCGATTCGGCGCAACACGTTGGTGACGTATTGGTTAAAACAGCCAACGTATCGAGTACGTCAATACCGATGATTGCTGAATCAATGCAATATCTTGGCGTCTCGGCAGCAACTACTAAACACAGTATCGAAGAAATGAGCGCGGCGCTTGCGGTTATGGCCAATCGCGGACTGAAGGGAGAAATGGCAGGTGCGTCCCTCGCGCTAGCCATGAGCCAGCTTTCGCAAACAACGGTTGCAGACGCGCTGCGCAACATTAACGTAGAAATAAAAAATACCAACCATGGCATGATTAGCCTTGTCGATTTGTTGTCACAATTGAATAATGCAACTAAAGATAAGTCTTCTATTGATAAATTGGCGCTGTTCTCGAAACTTTTCGATGAACGCGGCAAACGAAGCATGCTAATCCTGTCTCGTAATGTTGCAGAACTTGAACGGTTACGCGGAGCATTGCGAGAGACGAATGGCGACATGCGCCGCGCGGCTAAAATTATGGACGATACGCTGGGCGGTTCATTTCGCAAGCTAATGCGCGCAACGGAAAGCGTTCAAATAGCGCTTGGCGAAGTGACGAAAACGACAATGCGCGAATGGATGCAGTCAGTACAAAATGCATCTGCGGTTATCGCCAATATGATCGAAAATCATGGGGCATTTATCGTCAGTGTCATGAAGGGCATCGCGGCTATTCTTGCATCTGGCGCAGCGATGTACGCCATGGGCGCAGCGATATCATTCGTTGGAACCGTTGCCGGAGGCATATCATCTGCGATTTCTTCTTTATCCGTCGGGATGGTTGGATTATTTGCCAGCATTCGCAATGTTAATAAGGTGTGGATATCGCTTGGCGATGCGATCGGGAATGTCAAGTGGTTGGCGGAATTCAATGCTATCCAAAAGCTTGGGTATGGAATGAAGGGAACCGCAGAATTTGCCCGTGAAATGCGCGTTCAAATGATTGAGGCTATCAAGGCGGTATCATTCCAGACCGTCAAGAATGCGTTCTCCGGTGTTGTCGCGTCAATCTCTGCAGTTATCACGGCAATCAGGGCGTTGACTGTGGCAAGCGCATTGGCGGCTGCTAAGTCCGCGATTCTTGCTGCGTCCAACGGAGTCTTGAGCATTTCATTTGCCGTGTTGCGTGCGGCCATTATACCGATCGGATCGGCTGTAGCCGTCGCATTTGCTGGGTATGAAATCGGGAAATGGATTGGAAAAATTACTGGAGCAACGAAGGCTGCTGAAAAGTTTTTCAGCATTATCTATAGCGCACGCGAAATGAGTCAAGAAGAAGTTGATTCCGGCATTATCAAGGGGTGGGAAGATCAATTGAACCGTGGCGCAATAAGCGCGGACGAATTTAGAAAACGACTTGCTAATCTCCGAAAAGAACAGCAAAAAGGAGATGCCCGTTTTTTGCCGAAGCAAGATACGTCAAGCGTTCCGGAGACCGTTCAGAAAACGCAGGATGCTATTACGGCTGAAAAAAAGTATGCGCGTGATCTGGAGGATTACAAACTTTCATTGCGAGCGGATTCTCTGCAAAAAGACATCGCCATTATCGAGACGAAATATCAGCGTGAGTTCGAGGAGGCCGAAAAGACTGGCGCGGATATTGCGTCATTGCAGGAAAAGCGAACTCTGGAAATTGCCGAAACGCAGCGCCGCGCAACAGAGAAAAATGCCGAATTGGAGCGCGATTCGCTCAAGCGTTTCCGAGATTTGCAAATCAGCCTCATCGAGGATGACGATGCGAGGACGCGGGCTGGAATCATGGCGCGATACGATGATGAAGTAGAGGCCGCGCAAGGCGCTATTGAGACAATTGCGCGCCTCGAAGAAATGCGGGAGCTTGAATTAAGGGCCGCAGAACGTGCCGACTCCAAGCGACGCGCAGAAGATTTGAAGGCGGCCGATGATGCGGCGCAATCTGTCAACATTGATCGTCAGTGGCGTATCGCCGAAATGATGCTGGAGGCCAATTATCAAGGCGTCGAATTAGAAAAGGCAAAGCTCGAATTGGCTCGGCAGCGTGCGCTGATTGAAGCGAAAGCGGCTGGCGCGTCTCTGAATTTGGTTGAGCGTGAATATGCATTGCGCGGGCAACTGCTTTCTATTCAATCGGCTGTCGAGAAATTCGATGTCGCTGGGACATTTAGTTCGGCTGCGGCATCGGCTATTGCACAAGGAACCAGCAATGATGCATTGCGCACGGCGAAAGCGACAGAGCAGAGCGCGGAATACTTGAAGCGGATTGAGCGTAAAGTCGGGCCGCAGGCCATTGTCCGATAAGGGGGTTCTATGGCAATCAACGTGATTGAGACATACGGAATCCGGCGCACATATGGCGATAATCCGTCAATTGAGGTGCCGTATATTTGCGAAGGCAGCAATAACGAGACGGCTATCAAGGATGCCATTTATGCCGAAGCCGATGAAGAGCGGGACGGTCTCATATTGTCCGATGTGAGCGTCGAAAACATCGGCGGCGGAAAATGGCAAGCGACGGCTACCTATACGCTCAAAGGTGAAACGGTAGACAACGAAAACGCCGATACGGTTCAATGGGATTTGTCGCCCATGACGGTAAATGTTAAGGTGAGCAAGCAATCCATTGGCAACTATGCGCCTTCTGGCCAGACCGCTCCGGATATGCGCCAGTCAATAGGATATGACGGTGAGCGCGTCAACGGGGTTGATGTCAACGTCGGGCAATTCACCTTCACGGTCAATCGCAAATACACCGACGACGAATGCGATGAGGATTTCATGACCCTTTTGAGCCATTCTGCATTTCATTACAACGCAGATGCATTCTGGATTTGGGAACCCGGCGAAGTGCTGTTCATGGGCGCGTCGGGAGGCCGGGATGGTGGCGCGATTGTAGAGAGTGGCGACGATAATAATCAGCTCTCCGGATACGATGGAATTAACGGAATTACGATCGACAATTCGGACAACGGGACGCTCTATTTCGAGATGGAGGAAGTTGCCGGATTTATTAATATTCGCGCCTATATGGATTCCGGGCATTCGATTATGGTTGCCAGCGGTGCCCTTGGATCGGTTGGAGATGACTTGACGCTCGTTGAATACGGCGCCAGTGGGATTTCTGGAGATGTTCATATTGATGCATATGTCGAGGATGCAGACAATATCGTGGTTCAATTTCCATTCCCGTGGAGCGTAACATATAAATTTGCGGTAGAGCAAAACGCCACCACAGCAAATCAGAAAATACCGGTCAAGCTTGGCGCGGATTCGGCTATCACCTATGTTGAGAAAAAAGGGTGGGATTATGTATGGTATATATTCGAGAAAAAAGAGACCGGAACTGGAGCCGACAAGACGCTGATTGAGCGCCCGAAATATGCCTATGTTGACCGCGTATATGATTCCGTGAATTTCGCCGATTTGAAGTTGGGCGCGTCGCCGTGGAAAACCTCTCCCGGGAGTAGCTCATGATGCGTTTTAAAGTTGGGGATACCAGCATCCCGGCATCGTGGCTGAATGACGTGGCGCGGGCGATTGAGTTGCCAGCAAACCGGCAACGTGCGAACGAGGCGCAGTTGCCGGAAGGAATCGTTTACGTCAAAAACTCCACCGGCTCGGATGTGCCGCGATTTGGGGTGATGGCATTGACAAACATCGAAATTCTCCCGGCTGATAATCCGTCTGGATTCGAGGCGCAACCGGTATTCACTGGGACGGCTCCGGCGGCTGCATACGCTACGCGATATGCGGTAGCTCGAAAGCCGATTGCATCTGGTGCCGTTGGCGAATGCTATATCAGCGGCGTCTTTGCGGCAGCCATCAATGTGGTAGATGCGGCCCATACATGCGCCGCGCCCGTAGCAGGCGATGCGTTAAAACTCTCAACAAGCGGAGACGGCCTTGCGCAGATCGTTTGGAAGGAATCCGGCACAGGAACAAAATGGGCTGTGCTGCGGATGATAGAAAATCCCGGAGAATACGATAGCCCACATAGCGCTATTGGCAGTGGCCATACCCCAGCCACAACGGAATTACCCGCATACAATACCGGCAACACCTATGTCCTGTGGGATCGTCTCGTGCCGTATACGGGCACGAAGGGTGTAGCTATTGACGTCCTGTTGCGCGTAGAGGAAGATCCCGAAAGCGGCGCACTCGTAAAGATTTTCGCAACGCTCAATTTTGATTCCGCTGGCAAACTAATCCGTATCAGCGTCGAGGATTCCGACGAAATTGAAACCGAGGACTGCCCATGACGCTCGAATTGATCAAGCGCGGCGTAGGCGGAAAAATCCTGCGCGGTCCCGGATGGAAGATTTCGCGGTGCTGCTGCGATACCGGCATATGCGAAATCTTAACGGTTAATATGCCGTCAACCCCAGGGCAAAGTGGAGATTTCGTGTTGTTTTTCCCGGCGTCATATCCACGTAATCTGCACATTAAATACCTGTATGGCTCCGGATATTTGGGCGAAGGCTCATATAATTTGTGGATCGGATTGACAAGCGAAACGTCATGGGGTGCGAATCCTCCAGTCACTGTAGCATGGTTGCCTGGGTTTGATGATTCGTTTATCCGTGCCAGCGAAACAGAGCAGGTTCTTTATGCTATTGGAAAATATGCTGACGTGTCGCTGCCGTCCGGCGATGTCTATGTTTATGTGTATGATTCGGCGATTGATGACAATACCGGAACGCTCGATTTTCTTGTAACATCAAACGAGTGCGAACCTCCAGATATCTGGTACACCTACACTGCCGCGTATGATTGCGGCACAAGCTCATGGTCGATGACTGGCGCCTCTTATACATTGACCGATCCATCCGTGACGCTGGACATATGGGAAGACGTTGGAATGGGTATGTACTCATACACCACGCTATCGGATAACGTACCATCATTTCCTACTGCTCCCGCATGTGTCTGCGATTGGTACTCCGAATATACTTGTGGCGTTGGTTGGTCGGAGCCAATGATGTTTTACTGTTATTCCGGAACTGCATCGGGATGGCAGGTTTCCGGAACGTCTGCGTATGGATCGTTCGCGCAAGGATCGACACCGGACACACCATCGACGCCGCCCATATGTACATGGGAGTACTATTCTAGCTATGCGTGTCCTGATGGTCCGTGGAGTGCCCCAGTCTATAATGGAGGACCATATACAGACCGGGAGCCGTCAGATTGGCAGATAAACACGACCGAAGCGATATGCACCACGACGTCAGCAACACCACCAGCGACCGGCCCGGCACAACCGCCCGAATGCCCATAGGAGACGGCGATGGAATTGCACGAAAAACTCGGTGAGGCCGTCGCGGCATGGCGCGGCATTTTGGATGGATTTGAGACGTTTGCAAACGATGACCGGTTGCGCGTTGCCGTGATCCTGTCACATTCCGCCAATATGGCGCAAAAAGCATTGCGTTGCGAAATGCTGGATGCAGACGGAAAATCATGCAATAATCCGCTTGCGGAATGTTCGGAATGCGTCCGGCTGACTGGCGCAAAATGCGAATTGTACGAACCGCGAAAGGGCAAATGCAAAACGTGCGGCGGGAAGTAATCAACTATTTTCGCAAAATCCCTGGATAAATTCTTTGACACCGCCGAACTTATCTGTATAGTCGGCGGTGTTCCGTTGACAGGAAAAAAACAGGGAGAGAATTGTCATGGATAAGGTTGAGGTTTGTCGGGCGTGCCGATATTGGGCAGAGGGCGACGATGGGCTTGGGCAGTGTCACAAAAAGGAGACGCTTGTAATCCAGAAAATCAGCACACGGAAGTCGATTGAAATCTTGCCGGAAACGTGGGAATACGAATCATGCGAGGACTTCAAACCATGAAAGAATTGCAACTACTTTCGTTTGAGGTGACAAACCGGTGTAACCTATCGGCCGCGCATCCGTGGTGCCCGTCAAATCGTCCCGAACGATATTCGGACTATAGCGCCGTGCCCATGTCCGATGACGCGATCTTCCGCTTCGCCATGGCCGCGCAATCCGTCGGATTCAAGGGACGCGTCGCCCTGCATTATTTTAACGAACCAACGCTTGACATGCCGCGATGCGAACGTATTTCCGGAATGTTGCAGGCGCTGAATATCGGCGTGTTGCTGTGGACGAATGGCACCTATAAACGCGTCCCGGCCGATACATTCGCCGATGTTTTTGTCACGCAATACGGGCCGACATGCGACGGGAAAACGCATGACGTGCCATATATGCCGGATGCCAGAATTGAGATGTACAACACCGAACCGGGTGACGTGCGCAAACCGTGCTATCGCCCACGCACCATCGAAATGCCAATCGACTATTACGGCAATGTGCATATGTGTTGCGGTGATTGGCGCGGGGATGTAAAAATTGGAAATATTATGACGGATTGCCACGCTGATATTTTAGTAAAATGGGGCGAAGTCATCCGAAAGGCCGAATGTTGCGCATATGAGGTGTGTCGACGTTGCGTAATGCTCGCAGCTTCTCCGGTACTCGAACAAAAGGATTATAAAATATGGGGCTGAAAATATTCTATTTTGTCGCTCAAATGGGCGACCGTTGGCGCAAGATTGTTGACGATCAAATTGGGTGCATGCGCGCTAGCGGACTGATTGACGCGGCGGAGTGCGTATACATTTGTCAGGCCGGAAACCAAAAAGTGCGCTATGGCCCGAAATGCAAAGTGGCGTATCGTTCGCAACTGGATCAATATGAGTACCCTGCGCTGCATATGGTCAAGCAATACACAAAGCCCGACGACACGGTTTTGTATCTCCACACTAAAGGCGCAAGCCGTCCACCGGAACATCAAGCAAGCGCCGATAAATGGCGCGAATATATGATGTGGGGTTGCGTGGAGCGGTGGAGCGAGCATGTCAAGGCGCTGGAAAAGTGCGATGTGTCCGGCGTTTTGCATATCGCGCTTTCCTCGCAATACCGGCGAAAGTGTAACGCGGAAAAATGCTTTGCCGGGAATTTTTGGTGGGCGCGTGGCGACTATATTCAGAAGGTTCCAATGCCTGAATTTATCCCGAACCGATTCGGCGCGGAAGGCTGGATTATGGGGGCGAATCCGCGCGTTAATGATTTGCACAATGTCGCCAATGGAAAGCCAATCACAACAACATTCCCATTCGGACCTGATTTCACGCGGGCGAATTACGATACGCACGCCGTCCGGATGGTTGAATCGCGCCATGAAATCATCAACGCATTGATCAAGAAATTCAATTACCGTTCATACTGCGAAATTGGCGTCTATCATTTCCATTGCTTCAACCATGTTCAATGCGCGGAAAAGGTATGCGTTGATCCGGGCGTGAAAAATGCCACATTCCACATTACAAGCGATGCGTTCTTTGCGCAGAACAAGCGACCGTTTGATATCTACTTTATCGACGGCCTGCATACGGAAGCGCAGGCGTATCGGGACGCATGCAACGCGCTGCAATGGCTTTCGCCGGGCGGCACCATCGTCATGCATGACTGCAATCCGGAGACGGCGCACGAGCAACGCGATACGGTGGATTATGATGGCAAGGGCGTGTGGGTTGGCACAACATGGCGGGCCTTTGCGCGTCTCCGCATGGAACGGCCAGACCTGAATATGGTCATGGTGGATTCCGATTTCGGTTGTGGTATCATCCGCAAGGGCGAACAAAAGACGTACACAAAAACGGAATTGACGTACCCGTATTTCGTACAGAATCGGCGGCGGCTTATGAACGTTCTTGACCCGGAGGATTTTTACGCATGGCTTGCAAAGTTGGCATAACGCTATTGGTCCGTGATGAAGCGGATATCATTGAAGATTGGATCGGATTTCACTCGAACAACTTTGATCATATTTACGTTACCGACAATGGAAGCGTTGACGGAACGCGAGAAATGATCGAATCAGTTTGGTCAAATATGTCAACGCCCATCACAATTTTCGATGAGCCGGAGCAAAACTTCAATCAACCGAAATGGGTTGACCGGATGATTCGGCAGGCTAAAGCGGACGGTTGCGGATGGGTAGTCAATTCCGATGCGGATGAATTTTGGAGCGGCAACTATTGGACACTGGCGGCCAATGCGCCTGCGCACATTGGCGGGTATCGCGTGGAATCCTATTTGCATGTGCCGACGATTACCGACGATGAAAATGCAGTCGGGATTAACAACCGCCGTCCATGGTATGTCGTCGCTCCGCGCAATCCCGTCGAGGCGCAATGCATGAAAGCATGGCACAAGATTTTTCATCGGACGGACTGCTACCTGGAAAACATTCTCGGGAATCAGGATGTGAAGTTTTCCGGGAATGAGGCGATTGTTGACGCTCCGGAAGGATATTATATCGACCATTTTTCGGAGCGGTCATGGGATCATTTCCGCCGCAAATATATCAACGGCGGAGAGGCATATACGCGGTCAAGCTTGCCATATGCATACGGATTCCATTGGCGTGATACGTACAAAATTTACACGCATGGCGGCGGCATTACGGCGCTGAAAAAAGAATGGCGTCGGCGTATTGCGCGGAACTTCTCTTGCCTTGCGAGGGATTGAAAAATGATTGCGATTGTGGCGACGTCTTACAAGTTGGGATCAGAATTGCCGCTGCGTTTTCTGCGCAATCATGCCGGTCAGCGCGTCCATTTGGTGACGGATGAAATCATATTTTGTCTTGATGAGCACAAGACAATCAAGGCACCGGATATGCAGGTTTTCAGCATCACGAAATGCAGCAATATAGGCATTGACGCGGCCATTGCGGCGGGCGCGGATATCATTGTCAAAACTGATATCGACTGCATCCTTGACGATGATTTCATCAAGTTTGTATCCGCTAACATTTCCGACGGCACAGGCGCAATCTTTCGGTATTGGGGCGTTCCGGATGCGTCTGCGGAATCGCGGGTGACGGCAAAATTATTGCCGCGCATTTGCGGCACATGCGCCATGACCGCGCACGATTGGACTGCGTGCGGCGGATACAATAGCAACATGCAGGGCTACGGATACGATGATTGGGATATCTGTATGCGGGCGCGTACGGAAGGCGTCCGGATGGAGCAATTGACATTTCCGAAAGTCTACCATATCGACCACGGGCAAAAGCATAACGCGGATACAATCAATCCAGTAAACCGCGCATTTAACAAGGCGATCGGTCAGCGATAACCATTGCGGCACAGTCTCATTTCACGCGGTCCGGAAATTCTCCGGGCCGTTTTTATTTTCATAATTTTCCCTATTGACATTCCCCGCGCATGATCGTATATATGGCTTATGCGCAATGACGCGCAATGGATGTCAGACATGAAAAATACTCCGATTGCT